CTTCCCTAGGCATAACTAGATAGCCCGACTAGTCAAAGCGACAGCACCTGATTGACGCACATACCGTTGAATAGCGTTGATGATCTGGTTAGGATCGCCACCGTTCACATTGATAGTGATTTCAGTTGTGCCACCGCCCTGCTTGCCCATGCGATCTAATGGAATGATGGCCTCAGGCCGTGAGTTAGCAGCCAACAGCGCCAGTGTTGGCGATGAGACTATGCCACCGTTATCTAAGATAGGGATGTTGGGAACATCGAAACCTTTGCCACCAATGTTTGGTATCCAAGAAGGAACTTTGAACGACAGTTTGCCCACAGTGTTATTCCACAGGGTGGCGATCCCATTGAATAAACCTTTGTAGATACCCACCAGAGTTGTGACATAAGTGGTGACAGCATCCACTACAGACTTAAAACCTGTCTTGATACCTGAAAAAATTGTGTCCACCAAAGCTCGGAAGGAATCAAACTTTTTGTAGGCAATTACAAGTGCAGCAACCAAAGCAACCACACCAATGACAATCAGCACAACAGGATTCAAAGCCAGCACAGCGTTAAACAACTTCTGCACAGCAGTGAACGCTTGTGTGGTTGCCATCCAAATTTTAATTGCAGCGTTCACCGCCAAAATGGACACAGCCAACGCAGCGATCACCCCACCAGCAATCTTGAAAGCTTCAGCATTATCTTTAGCCAGATTCGCGAAACCTAAAAGATATGGGGTCACAGCATCCAAGATCGGAAGCAACCCCTGCCCTATCGCCTGGGTAGCTTGTGCAAAACTTTCCTTCATTTTGTCTGTTTGGTTAGCAGTAGCAACGGCCGTTCCACCGACCTGTTTTTCTATCGCCGTCAGAATCATCTCCTGCGCTTCAAGCATCCGATTTGACTCAACAAGAACCTTGATTTTTTCTTTTTCTTGTTCAGTGAAAGTTACACCAGACTTAGCGAGTGCAGCAATTCCCTTGATCGGGTTGTCTAACGCTTTACCTAGTTGGACTGCATTGCCCTCAGCTGATCCAAACCCTGCAGCAGCCATATCAATCGCTGCCTGGTTCGCCCTATCAAATGCCCCACCAAGTTTGTCGGCTGTTTTTGCGAGGTTAGCGAAGGTAAGCAGTTTCGCTTGAGTTGCCTTGATACTCAAGTTGTCCACACCAGTTTGGCGTGCAGTTGCTTCAGCAAGTTTGATGAGTCGAGCGGTGACCTTCCCACTTGATTTACCAAACAGACTCATCGATTCGTTTATCTGTTCGATGCGTGCGTTTGCTGTTGATACTGCTTCTCCAGCTGCGATTGCTTTACCAGCAGCAGCAGCCAACGCCCCCAATGCCAAAGTTGCAGGAAGAGCAGCCTTCTTAATTGCGAAACTGGCCTTAGCGCCAACGCCCTCTAAATCTTTGAAGCCTTTTTTTGCAGCCAAAACTCCAGCATTTTTGAACTCCGACACGATTGGGATGTAAATGCTCATGAGAGTTTCCTGTTCGCGTCAGCTGCTACTTCGTTGAGTGCATCCATGATTTCTTTGGCTGCTATCTCGCGGATCTTTGCAATGTTGCGCCACATTGCGCGTTGCGCTCTACCAAAGTCAGCCTCAATAAGTTTCGTGAACTGGGCTTGCCCTGCGTGTTGTGCCTTAGAGTTTTTATTGTTCGCGAACCCTGCCATGTCAAACATCGCACCGCCAGCGTTCTTTTGCACCAGAGTAACTATGGCGTACCTGTCACCTTTCGACCTGCCACCAACTTGGATTTGCACACCACTACGAACCTTTTTCGGGTCATAGCCGAGCCTGCCTTTTTTACTCCAACCAGATAGCGGTGCAGTGTCAGGATAGTTTTCTTGTGCCAACGCAATCAGTGGCGCACCAGCTGATTTGATTTTGGCGATCGCTTTCCACTTTTGTTTCTTGTCGATCTCAGCCAACACCTTCAAAGATTCCCGAACCCCATGAACATCTATGCTTGCACTAGCGACCACGATTCTGTGCCTTCCTGTTTTGGTTTATCACATCTATAACTGTGAGTAAGTCTTGGGTTTCGAATGGGATTTGTGGGGGATAGTAACCAGTTTCAACAAGCAGCTCTGCTAGTTGTCGTTGGTAACTTCCCCTGGGGTGGGGTGATTGGTTGATTCTTCCTCAACCACTGAAATGTCTTGCAACCTTTTCAGGTAATCCTCAAAGATTGCTGGAACCGTGATGCCTGATTCTTTCGCTGACACGAAAGCGAGGAACGCTAAATCTTCGTAGCCCATCCCAACGGTTTGGATGTCTGAAGCTTTGCGTTTAAACTTGCGTTCCCAAAGTACTGTGGTGAACAGGTTGGTGGTCACCTCGTAGGTTTCGTTTTGGTCTGTGACTTTCAATGTGATTTTCATTGTGTTTCCCTTTTGTTATTGACTGTTAGATCAGGTTACATCCCTGTCCCATGTGCCACCCTTTATGGACAGCGTTAATGTGGCTAGTTCGCCAACTGATGAGTTGATCACTGTTGCGGACTCGACATAGCCCGTGACCGTGTACTCTGGATTGCTGGCAGACTCGGTGGTGCCTGATGGCGACACGATGGCTGTGACTGTGTTGCCAACATAGGATTGCACTAATGCTTCGACTTCGCCTGCGCCGTAGGAAAGAAACATCTCGATTTCAAGTTCTACTGTGTCAAGACCTGCAGCGTATGTGTGCCCTGCATCGCCAAAGGCTGTGGACTCCAAAGCATCCTTTTGAATAGTGAGCGTACAGCTCGTTGCCTGATCACTGAAATCTGTGGTTGTCGCATTGTAAGTGATGTTCACTGTTGCGTTGCCTAGAAATGTTGTTGTTGCCATTGTGGGTTTCCTTTGTTAGTTGCGCTGTACTGCGACAGCGACCGTTAGATCATAAGTGGGTATATCTTGGCCGCCAATGTTGGCGTTGCCAGGTCTGCCATCAGTGACAGCAATAGTTGTTGAAGCCATGATGGTGTCTGCGACCCCCATCAAATAATCGCCTGCATCCTGGTTGCCTGGTGGCGCTGACAAGATACGCAGCTGCAAACGAATGTCGCCCACATTGTAGGTGAACGCTGTGAAGGTTGGCATCTCAATCAACACTGACATTGGTCGCGCATTGCGTGGATCAGTAACTGGCTTTAATCCGAGCGCGGTCAAAGCAGTTTTAGTTGCGTTGATCGCTGTGATGAGAATTGATGCTGGCTGTGGCATTACGCAACCTGTGGTCTGCCTGTGCCAAGCAAAGAATAGATTTGCCCGAGACTCATAGAAGGTGCAGCGTTACCGAACTGGTCAAACGAAGCATAAGAATCAACTGCACCGCGTGAACGGTATTGCATTGCTGCGAACATGACAGTCGCTAGTTTCACATCACCAGAAGGAGCAGCTGCTTGGCTGTCCGTGTATCCAGCCTCGCGCCTTTTCCTGAACGCCCACGGATTAGCCGCATTGACACACACAGAAATAAACGCTGTGTCATTCGCTGTTGCTGAGTCAATACCGAGCCACGCCACAACATCCGATGCTGCAATCCACGCCACCGAAGGTGCGAACTCGACAGTGCCAGTAGCTGTGTCGCGCGCAATGTCCGCACCAACCTGCCGATATAAAAACTGGTTTTCACGGATGATGTTTGAGTCGAACAGTAAATCACCGTCATCATCTACGCCAAGGAACGCGAAAGGCTCAACAGATAAAACAGTAAAAGTTCCTGACATCCCAGAAGGTGCGCCAACGATGGTAACGCTGTCAGCGGTTTGTATGTCTGTGCCAACGAAAGTTTGCAGCACAACAACATCGTCTAGGCGTGTCGCGAACGCTAGATCATATGTTGCCATGCTGAAACTTCCTAGTACCTTACTGGATCAGGCTATGTTGAACCTGCGAAGGCCACCAGCAATGGTGACAATTGGGCAGAAGTAGCCATAGATCATTGCTTCGATTTCGCCAGACGCTGGCACATTTGTGCTGAGCATCAACTGCGAGGATTCGAACAGTTCAATGGATGATGGAACAATCAAGAAAGCTGATTCGTCAATGTTGGTTGCAACCATGTTGGATGAAACATAGTAGGGAACGCCTAGCACATTTCCAAACAAAGTTGTCGCACCAGCAGAACCAGCAGAGTTTTGTGGCTGACCAGCGTTAAAGAGTGGCCTCAAGTTTCCATCAACTGAGTTCTGCAAAAGCTCCCACTGTCCAACACCTGAAGTGTACGCAGCGACAACATCACCAGTCGCCAAATATGCGGCTGCTGATTCTTTTGAAACGAAGGCTTGAATACCTGCAGCCGTGGCTGCCTGATTCGTGGCTGCTGTACCGCCAGCAACGATTGCTGCAATGGTGGCCTGCTCTGTGGCCTTACGATAGGCGCGTGTCATGTTGTCAAGCATGATGGCTGCAAACGAAGGGTCAGAACGCTCTTGAAGTTCAACTGACCAGCGTTGCAAACCAGCAAGTTTTACAACTGTGCCGTTCACATAACTGGAAACGATTCCAGTCTCAGATGGTGCAGCCGCTTCAGCTGTAGTTGCTACTGTGCCGTTTGTGGTGATCTTCGGGATTGAGATTGTCATGCCTGACGCTGGAATGGCTCTTGTGCCACCGCAGGCATCCATCACTGGGCGGCTTCCGATGTTCACCTGAACAACATTTGACTGGTACTGAACAGGGTTGAACACATTTGTTGAGAACGAATTATCAGCAGCCTGGATCATCCACTTGGCTTTGGCCTCATCAGCTGCTGCAACCCATGAAGCTGATTCGCTCAAAGGATTCAGTTTCGCATTGATGTGATGATGCAAATAGTCAGCGTTGGTTTTGATACCAGAGCGCGGAGCGGTGCGGAATAGTGCTGTAGGGATTGAAAGCGGCTCTGCTGCTTCAACGATTTCTGGGGTGGTATCCATGAGTTTCTCCTCTTGGGTTGGGGTTGGGGTTTCGTTAGCATCAGCTGACGCTGCGATCTCTGTGATGATGGCTTCTGCATATGCGCCGTTGGCGACAAGGCTGATTTCCATAAGTGTGGCCTGCGTGACTTCCATCACGCCACCTTTGACATATTTAAACTTTGTTGGATGAGCACCAACACTCACTGAGTCATAAGCGCCTGCTTTGATCAGCTCGATCGCGTCAGACGCTGCAGAAGTTTTTGCGAAAGTCGCAGTAAAACCTAAACCTTCATCCATGTCCACCAGGCTCGAAACGATTCCACGCAGTTGGCTCATGTCGTGGTTCTCTAACAACTTGGGTGCTTTCGCGTCAAGCTTGAACGCGCCACGCTTAAACATGACCTTCTCACCAGACATGACAGTTGCCACCACATCCCAAGGCACAGCCAAACCAGTGATTGTTTTGGGGGTGTCCTCACTGGATGCTGCATCGATAGTGACTGGGAAGGATGAAAGGTGAAGGATCATGCTGATTCCATTTCAGATAGTGGTTGCTCAACAGCAACATCTGTTAATGCGTAGGCTGCTAAATATTCCTCTAAATCGAAATGCACAAAACGCCCACGCGCAATCACATTGTCCATAGAGAGGGTTTGCTGGATGCAGTCAATAAATGGCAGAGCGCCGAACAGCAGCAAATCTTTTCTTGCACCCTCAGCGTTTGAATATGTCATGCTCGAACCCTCGGTGGGTGCGCTCACCAGGTACGCAGGGATGTTGCACAGTCGGGCATATTCCAAAGCCTGATATTTGCGTTGCTCGCCGATGACAGTTGCAGGATCATTTTTGAACTCCACAAACTTCACATAGTCATTGAGCGCGCCGATCACATTGCCGTTCTTTCGGGCTTTCGCCCACCCTGCAGCCAAGTCGCCAAGTTCCTCACCTGACATTGTTTCCCCACCAGATTGCTGAAGGTAGCCAGGCACAGTTTCGATAATGCTCATTCGGTCTGCGTACTGATCGAGATGCAAACCAATATTTATTGCCCTGCTACCCTGGGCAAGTATCCCCTGTATCGGAGAGATGAACTGTATGCAGTTGTTGATGTCCAGCTCTTCACCGTTGAACATGATTTTATCTGCCTGACCAAACCATTGGGGCCCTGCCTGGTTTGGTGTGTTGATTGCAGCTGCTGGTAGCCAAGTAAAAGATGATGGAAGCCCTGTTGCATAGCGAGATGTGACCACCCAGAAGGCTCGCCCATGAAAGAACAGGTCACGCAAAGTATTTGACATGATGAAGTTACGCGTAGCGCGTGGATCAGGTTGATCCATCCAACGGTCAGATTCGATGTGGATTTTCTCGTATCTTTCGCCTGTCCACTGCTTCACATACTGCTTCAGCTCTAACGCGCCAACCATCGATGACAACAAATCAACAGCCCTAGAAATCGTTGGGA